TGGAGCACCAACAGCCCGTCATCGCTCTCCATCAGCTGGGCCTCCTCGATGTGCTTCACGCGGCCATGCTTGTACCAGCTAAGACGCATAACCGCTAGCACCTCGTCGGGGATCTCACCTTGGCAATAGCAGAGCGTGGGGCGTCTCGGCGGTCTTGGTTGAGTCGCAGCTTGCGTCGGCACTGGTGCGCTCCAGGTAAGCCAAAAAAGGGCCCGCAGCAGCAGGCCCCGGTACAGGTTACGTATCAGTCCCAAACTTTCGCCGCGCTTTCCATTAAGGCCCGAAGCTCCTCAGATGTACGTTCTCCCCTTGGGGATATAGGCAAATCTTGTCCCACCTGACCAAATCCACTGCTATCACTCGTTTCTTTAGTGGGACAGGGTAAAGGGGTGTCCCCCTTGTTAGCAGGTTTTTTGGCCGCTTCCGCCCCAAGCGTTCCAAGTGCCCCTAAATCCACCTCTTTTATGTGGTACACCTCTAACCCCTGTCCCACTTGGTTTTCTAGTGTTTGTAAGGGTTTTAGGCTACTGGGACACACACTACGAGACATATCACGCGAGAGAACAGCAAGGTACATATTCGGGGCAGAACCAGCATCCCTGGAACGTGGAGCTTCCTCCACCGCAACCAGCCCCCTCGACACCAACCGCTGGAGCGCCTTCCTAATCGCCGCCACACTCCCCCCACACAGAGGATCAGAAGCAAGATCAGAACGAGTCAGCCCCCGAGGATGCACAGCCCGCAGCCGCTGGAGCACCCGGTCCACCACCGAAGCCGGACTGGCACTCTCGCCATCCACCTCGCAGTAGTCCGCCAGCGAGAACGTCAAGTCCTCCTCCAGCTTCATCAGCAGCTGCGAGCCATCCCTACCAGCCCTCGACTTCTCCACGTGGATCAGACGGGCGTTAGCGCCTGTCCGCTCCCTCTGGGCTGCCGTGGGACGCTTCAGCCCCCAAACCTCGTCTACGGCGTCCCTGATGGCCGATGAGCCCCTAAACCCACCCGTCTTGTTCGCATGGTGGATCAGCAGGATGGTGCAGCCGGGAAACAGCCGCCCATTGTTGTTGCTCAGCCAATAGATCGGCCCCGCAAACTCCTTCTTGTTCTCATCAAACGCCGACCCCCTGGAACACCCAGTAATCGAGTCGATAATCACCAGCTTCGGCTGGTGCTTCTTAATCAGCTTCACAAACCGGTAGTACCAGTTCAAGTCCCACCCCATCACCACCGTCACTGGATCGGTCGGCTCAAACTCCAGCTCCCGCATCTGCTGCTGCACCTGCACCTCGCTTTGATCCCCATTCAGGATCAACACGGGCCCCGCCTCCACTGGCACGAGATCACCCCGCACCGAAAACGGAATCCCCCTCGCCACATGCTTGGCAATGGTCCAAGCCGACATCGACTTGCCATCCCCACCAGCCCCATGGACCATCACAGTCCCCGGACAAGGCAGCAAATCAGGAATCAGATACTCAAAATTCAAGTCCTTACCCAACAAAGTGCTCATCTGCATTTCGTCGTCCTGGTCCTCGTACTGCATTTGAGCAATCAACAGCCGCTCCAACGCCCCGGCATCCCGATACCCAGCCTCCAAGGCCAGCACATTCATCGCATGAGCACCCTGCGCCGGGTTCTCAATCTCCTGGATCGCCTTGGCACGCTGAATCACCTCGTCGTAATCCAGCCCCACCCGCCTTACCTGCAGAACTTTGTCCGCCTCGACCTCACCAAGCGTCTTCCGGCTGGACTCCTGGAATCGCTGCCTGCCTGGGTCGTACTCATCCGCCAGGAAAATCAGACTCCCCAGCCCCTTGTTGTTGGCACGCCCCACCCTCCCGAGGATGTGCGCCCACTTCGCCTCACAAGGATCACCGCTCTCCCAGTCCTGCTCAAACGCTGGATCTTCCGCACTCCACGCACTCCACAACACCAACCCCTTCTCACTGGGCAGCGCCTCCGCCACCATCGCCCCCACACTCCACCAGTAGTCCTCAGTCCCCCGTCCAAGGTGCGGCAACACCGCCAAACAATCCCTAACCAGCTCGGCAATCTCATCCTCAGTCCTGCCTGAGAAATCCAACCCCTTCCGGTTCTTCACAAACCCCCCTGCAGCTGGAGCGTCCGCCTCCTTCGCCGCCCGCATCTCAGCCAGCAACCAGTCCGGAGCAACGGGTACCGAATCAAAAGACCCGCTCACAAGCCTGTAGAAGCCCCCTGGAGCCCCTCCATCGCTGCTGCCCGGGTATGCACCCCCAATCACCCCCTGCATGCCCCACAGGACCTCGTAGCCCGCTCCTGTGACTTTCCCGCTAATTCCCTTCACCTTGGAGCGCTGCTCCTCAGGCACCCGAAACACAAACTTCGCCGCGTTCTTCTTGGTGCTCTCCACCACTGGAGCGCCATCCAAGGTGCTCCCCCACCGCTTCCGCAGCGTCGCAAGGTTGGCATCCACATCAAGGATCACCAGCCCGTCACTACGTATACCGGTAAACAAACCCACCGCCTTGAACACCTCAGGCCGCTGCTCAATCAGCAGCGCCACATCAGCAGGCGACAACTTCGCGTGGTGCGCCTTTTCATAAGGCGCCTTTCCACTCGACACATCCTGGTGCTTACCAAAAACTTGCCCCTTGGCATAAATGGGGGCATATGCCGGTCCAACCGGCAAACCACGCACCAGATCCAGTAGCACTTGCGACTCAGTAGACACTTTGTTAGACTCCTAGGGAAGAATGGACCACACGCCCTGCGGCTAATCCCCGTGGGGCGTTTTTCTAGGTTACGCACACGGTCAAGCCCGTGTTACTATGTGAGTCGATGGGCCCCACAGCCCGTCCTAAACCACAACCCATTCAAGAAAACGTGGCATTTCTTAGCAAAACAGCTTCCGCCGCTGTCACCAACAACAACACAGGTGGCGGCTACCTCAGCCCCAGCAAGCTGACCGACGGCGGTTCAGTCCGCTTCGCCCTCCTGTCTGAAGAACCCCTGGAGTTCTTCGAATGCTGGGGCACAGCTCCTGACGGCTCCCAAAAGCCTTTCCGCTTCGACTACGAACCCACCCCTGAGGACATCTCCACCGAACTCGGCAACTACACCCCCCGCGAAGGCCGCGGTGGCCCTGGTACGGCAGACATCAAGTTCGCCATCGCCGTCCCTGTCTTCAACTACGAAGCTGGCACGGTCCAAGTGATGAGCCTTACCCAGAAGTCCATCCTCCGCGAACTAGACGCCATCTCCCAAGAGGATGACTACTCAGACCTCATGGCCTGGGACTTCACCCTCAGTAAGAAGGGCACCGGCCTCACCACTGAGTACAAACTCCGCCCAGCACCCCGCAAGAAAGGCAGTCAAGACACCATTGACACTGCCTGGGAAGAGTCCAAGTCCAACGGCTTCTCCCTGGAACGCCTCCTAACAGGCGGCAACCCATTCAAGGCTGCCTAGTCCCTACCACACCACTGCCCCCTGCTCTTGCGGGGGGTTTTTTAGCGGGTAGTATATATGTGGGAACGTGCGTCTTATGACCTCCACTACGCAGGATGCACTAGCAGCACTAAGACGCTCTGCCCTGGTACGTGATGATTCTGGCCCCAGCCGCGTGTACCGCGACAAGGGAGGGAACGTCTACCACAGTGTGACCTCCATCCTGTCGGCCACAGCAGATAAAAGCGGTCTTGACAACTGGATCGCATTCACTGACCGCATCTACGGACCTGGAGCGGCCATTCAAGACCGCAACGTCGCCGCCACCCGTGGAACGCAAGCCCACAACCAAGCCGAGTTCTTGTTGAAGCTCGCCAACAAGTTGGCTCGTGCAGCAGCCAACAAGAACAACAGTCTCACCTGGGACGAGCATGGATTGGCACGCATCCCCACCCCCGTTTTCCGGTGGGGTCTCAGCAAAGCCGCAGCAAAGCTGCCCCCCGTGACCTGGAGCGCTTCTGGCTACGCCAGAAGTTTGAGCACCTGGATCGTGGAGAACGTGGTGCAATGCCACGCCTGTGAATTCTCCACCCACCACCCCGCTGGATTCGCAGGAACCGCAGACGGGTTGGTCTCAGTCGGGTCAGAGACCCTCCTTCGACACAACGCAGATCCATCTTTGGCTGGTGCGCCATTCATAGCGGACTGGAAAACCAGCGCCTCGAAACGCAGCCCCGCAATGATGCACGACTACACCCTCCAATGCGGCGCCTACGCCTTAGGACTGGAGCATCTCACCGGCATCCGCCCCGCTGGTGCGTTCATCGTTGTGGCGCGTCGCATCGGCGCACCCAATGTCACCTACATCAACCGAGCGGAGTTGGACAAGGCGCAAGCTGGATACTTGCTTCGCTGCTCGCTGTTCTACGAACAGCTCGCCACTTGCAAATAAACCCATTCAAGGCCATTCAAAGCGAAAAATCGCATTCATAGGCTTAATGCTCTGCCCTGGAACGTACGTACATAAGCCGTACGCGCTGGGGTGTCTCGGTGTGAGTCTCACGAGTCTTACCCATAAAGTGCCGCCTAGCGCCTGGTACGCCATGGCACGCTACAGGTAGCGTAGGCTCAGCCCTACCAGGGGAGGCTCCAAGGGTGCCCTAGGGCGTGGCTCGGGTGGTAGGGGCGCTGAAAATTAGGGCACCCCATAGGGGCACCTAGGCGGCCCCTGGGGTGTCTGCCCCTGGAACGAATCGGGGCGCCGCTGCCTGGCGCCGTGCCAAGTGGGACACCATAGGGACATAAAAAAGCAGCCCCTAGGGGCTGCGGTTAAAACGGGAGCCCTGGCTCGTCTGGGAGGTCTGGGCTGGTTCGGTCGGTTGGCAGCCTGAAGCGGGTCTGGCGCCCCGGCTCAAGTGCGCGGCGAAACTGTGCCAACGCGGACGCGTGGGCTTTTGTGGCTCGAATGGCAAGCGCTAGATCCTCAGGGCTACCGCTCTCCATGGCGCGGCCGGCGATGAGGTCTAAGCGATGGAGCGCCAAACCAACGGACATATCCAAGCTATGGGGCGTGACCTCGCCGATAAGGTCAAACGATGCGGCGGCAACGTAGCGGCGGGCTTGCCGCAGGCTGACCCCGTAGCGGTCAGCCAGCAGCGACGCCGCATAAGCGGAGCCACTACCGGTGCTGAGCAGCTGGAGCGCGGCAGCCTCTCGGGATGCCCGCTCCGCATCGGTGGAACGGTCAGCCATTGGATGGGGCCGTAGAGTGTATGCCGCAGCGCTTGACTACCAACTGGCGGTAGATCTCGCGGGCGTTGTCGCCTAGGTGGCGTGGTTCTTCGGACTGGCAGACACCAGCAGAGAAGTTTAGACGGTGCAGTTGGGAGAATTTTGCATAGGTTGCGCTGCCTTGTCCCTCGTGCCATGCGATCGCGTAGGCCCAGTGTGCAAGGCAGATGTCGAAGCTGTTGTAATACATAGTCAGAACCCGATGCAATAGGTGTCAGCATCAATTGAATGACAATCGACAGGGGCCCAAGTGGCGCCGAACTTTGCGGCGGCGGCTATAGCCGCCACTACGGGGCCATCTTGAAATGGGACGGAAGCTCGCCAGGTCTCATCGCCGCCTCGCTTAATCGTGGCGATCCAGCGACTGCCGCGACTATTGGTCGGGGCGTGGTATCGAACCACTGCGCAGGCGGTCGACCCGGTGACATAGGTCCCGGTCCAATTAAGGGGGTTAGGTGCGGTTGTCATCAGAGGGAGCGGGTGAGGGTTTGGCCTGGTGCGGGCTGGGGGCAGGTGTCGCGGCCGAGATCAAAGGCAAGGGTGGCCGTTGCGACTAGCAAGGCCAACACGGCCCAGCGGGAACCGTGCAGTATGTGGGTGGTGCGGATCATGGGAGGGTTTAGAAGGTTGGGACGGTCTCGCCTGCGAGCCGCGCAGCTAACGCTTGGCGGCGCAGCAAGGTCTGGTATTGGCGCGTTAGGCGACGCTGAGCCCACCACTCGCGGCGGGCGGCGGCTTCGCAATAAAAGGCGGCCTCTTGTTCACGCTGCCAGGCGCAGCTGAGAAGGTTGGAGAGAATGGCGGTAGTCATGCCAGCACCAGGCGGACGCGGTAGCGGGTGATCTGGCAACGTTCGGCAATGGCACGCTGTGACAGGCCGGCGCGTGCTAGGCGGCGGATGCGCTGCGGTTGGGATTGGGTCAGCACGTCAACTAGGGCGACTAACAGCAGAGCCGGCAGGAGCAGCTTCCAGGCAAGGGCCCAGAGCATGGAGAGGGTGAGCATCGGATCAGGGGAGAGGCAGGCCACGGGGCGGGCTCGTTGCTTCTCACCTGTCACTGTAGACGAGATTGCGAGGCGCTGCCAACTGGGGCGGCAGGGGGGAGGGAATATTAATAATTCGTAACAGTGAGGTGAGGTGGAATACTAGGGGAACGACCGCAGCCAATACCCGAGCCAATGAGCGAACAGCCGACACCCAAACCCAAGAAGGTCGGCTTCTCTGCTCCTGAGATAATGGAACAGGTCGAAGTTGTGAAGGACGCCATAAGCCACGGGAAACGTCCTTACCAGATCCGTGCGATTTGCGCGGAGCGTTGGGGGCTTGCACCTCGGACTGCTGAGCTGCGGATGCAGACGGCCCGGCGGTTGATGGTCACCGAAATGGAGGGAATTGATCGGAAAGAATTTGCAGCGCAGGCAATGCAGACACTCCTCAAGGTGCAGGAGATGAGTCTCGATACCCGACAGGGGAGCAACGCCATAGGAGCTACCCGGCTGCTTATGGAGTTGGCAGGGATCCTGGGGCGATCCGCTTAGGTGCGCTGACCTCTCCCACATATCGCACCCCCTGGCACCCCACACCCCAACACCGCACAGGCCAGGTCCGCGTACCTGTGTACGACACAGTGACGCAATGGGCAAAACCTAGTGGTAGCAAGGGGTTTCGATTGTCCAACGTGTCCACCTAGGCGACCCTACCCTAGGTAAAGAATTGTTACAATATCACTGTACAGTGCGCTAGAGTGCTATACTACAGGTATGGGAGAGGCACATCAGCCCCCCACCCTTAGCTCAATGTTGATAGATACCGAACGGCTAGTAGATCAACTGGAGACCGCTGCTTCAGTTGTGGCTGCCTTAGAAGCCCTTAGGGGCGCCTTGAGTGAATCACAGTGGGAGACCATAGAACAGCAGCATCCGGCCCTAGGGACGCTGCTAGATGCCTGCGCCGATCTGGAATGGATACTTAAGCCCTAGGGCCCCTAGGGGTGGCTCGGCCACCCCTCCCCCCGTACAGACGGCGGGGGGTGGGGCGGTAGACCCCGCAAATCTCACACCAAACCCATTTTCAACTACTCTATTACTTTACAGCTAAACTCACAGCCGAGTAAGCTACCCCTACCGCTGGTACGCCCAGCACCCCCCTCCCCCTCCCCCCTCCCCGCACCATGTCAGTGCTAGCCGGAGTCCCTGGAGGCAAGTGCCTGGAACGCCCCACCAGTAAGGGCACCCGCAGCGACGAAACCACCGAATCCCTGCGCACCCGCATCTACGACACCCTCCTCCCACCCCAGCGAGAGTTCGTCGACAACACCGACCACAAAATCCTCGGCTACTGCGCCGGTTTCGGCAGCGGCAAAACCTACGCCCTCGCCGCCAAAGCCATCTTCCTCGGCCTCTCCAACCCTGGAACGATCGCCGCCGTCTTCGAGCCCACCAACATCATGATCCGCGACGTCTGGATGCGAGCCTTCGACGACTTCCTGGAACGCTTCAACATCCCCTTCGACTTCCGCGTCTCCCCCCAACCCGAGTACACCCTCCACCTCCCCCCTGGCACGGTCACCCTGCTCTGCCGCGCCACCGAAACCTTCAACCGCATCCGCGGCCAAAACCTCAGCTTCATCCTCGCCGACGAAATCGACACCTCCCCCGCCGACACCGCCCAAAAAGCCTCCGAAATGATGCTGGCACGCCTCCGCGGCGGCCTAAAACCACAGCTCGCCGTAGCCAGCACCCCCGAAGGCTTCAAGTGGATGCACCGCACCTTCATCGAAGAACCCGGCCCCGACCGCCACCTCATCAAAGCCAAAACCACCGACAACCCCCACCTCCCCCCAGGCTTCGTCGACTCCCTCTACACCAACTACCCACCCCAACTAATCGCCTCCTACATCAACGGCGACTTCACCAACCTCGCCAACACCAACGTCTACCCCTACTTCGACCGCGACCTCCACTGGTGCGACACCACCATCACCGACGATGACCGCCTCTTCATCGGCATCGACTTCAACGTCGGCGCCTGCTTCCTGGAACTAATGGTCCGCCGCGGCCCCGAATTCCACATCTGCGCCGAACACCACGCCAAAGACACCCCCGCCCTGGTCCGCCTCCTCCAAACCCACTACCCCCTCCACCTGGAACGCTCCAACCTCGTCGTCATCCCCGACGCCGCCTCCCGCCAACGCACCACCACCAACGCCGCCGAATCCGACCTCGCCCTCCTCCGCAAAGGCGGCTTCACCGTCAAAGCCCAACCCTCCAACCCCGCCATCGAAGACCGCGTCAACGCCCTCAACGTCCTCCTCATCAGCAACCGCCTCAAAGTCCACCCCAACTGCAAATACTTGGTACGCGCCCTCGAAACCCAAGCCTTCGACAAACAAGGCAAACCGGAAAAAGGCATCGGCGGCCTCGACGACAAGTCCGGCCCCGCCGACGCCGCCGGCTACGCCATCCACGCCCTCGCCGGCCTCCGCCGCTACGCCACCGGCGGGTCTTCGTTCCGCACGTACTGACGTACGTGCTCCACTCGACAGGGGAACCTAGGCCACCTCCCCTCTGCCCTGGAACGCCCCATGCCAGCCAAGCGCGGCCTCTACTCCAACATCGCCGCCAAAAAGCGCCGCATCAAAGCCGGCAGCGGCGAACGCATGCGCACCCCCGGCTCCCCTGGAGCGCCCACCGCCGCCGCCTTCCGCGCCTCCGCCAAAACCGCCAAGAAACCCAAGAAGAAGAAGTGATTACCTACCGCGGCGAGCAATTCAGCGGCTACAACAAGCCAAAGCGGACGCCTAAGCATCCGAATAAGTCACACGCTGTGCTCGCCAAAGAAGGTGAAACCATCAAACTCATCCGTTTCGGTCAGCAGGGCGTATCTGGCTCACCACCACAAAAAGGAGAATCAGCGTCAAACACAGCCAGAAGGGCATCATTTAAGGCGCGACACGCCAAAAATATCGCCAAAGGCAAAATGAGTGCCGCTTTCTGGGCAAACCGAACCAAATGGTAAACTAGGGTAACAGAGTAAAGCGAAGCGCCCGTGGTCGATTACAGCACCTACCCCGGCCGCGACTTCACGCGCAACACTGGCACCGCCATCGAGGGCCCCAGCGAAGATCCCAGCGAACTGACCAACGCGGTCTACGCCATGATCCCCCGCTGGGACCCCATCGACATCTGCCTCGGTGGAACGCGAGCCCTCCGCGACCAATCCGAGCGCCTCATCCCCCGCGAACCCCGCGAAGACGACTCCGCCTACCAGCGCCGCATCTTCCACGCCACCCTCGCCCCCTTCCTCCAACGCCTCGCCAGCCAAGCCGCCGGCCTCATCCTCCGCAAAGGCGTCCAACTCAAAGGCGACCCCTACTGGGACACCTGGAGCCGCAACGTCTCCGGCGATGGCACCACCCTCGACGCCTTCGCCCGCCGCATGCTCGAAGTCGCCGTCCTCTACGGCCACAGCAGCGCCCTCGTCGACTTCCCCGCTGGCACGGACCCCCGCACCCTGGCCGAGGAACGCTCCCAAACCGACCGCCAACCCTACCTAATCCAAGTCAACCCCAAACAAATCCTCGGCTGGCGCACCGACGACCTCCGCCCCCAATCCGCCCTCAGCCAAGTCCGCATCCGCGAGTACATCGCCCTCCCCAAAGGCCAATTCGGCGAAGACATCGAAGAACAAATCCGCGTCCTCTACCCCGGCCGCTACGAGGTCTGGCGCCGCGACCTCGCCTCCGCCGGCTCCTGGCAAATCTTCACCTCCGGCGAAACCTCCCTCAACACCATCCCCCTCGTCTCCGTCTACAGCAACCGCCTCGGCAACCTCCTCAGCACCCCACCCCTCCTCGAAGTCGCCTACCTCAACATCAGCTACGCCCAACGCTTCTGCGATTACATGCACGCCCTCCACACCGGCGCCATGCCAATCCTCACAATGCGCGGCTTCGACCCCGACGGCGACGTGCCCATCGGCATCTCCGTCAACACCGCAGTCCTCCTCCCCCCTGACGGCGGCTGCGAATACGTCCAACCCACCACCGACGCCTTCGACTCCCAACTCAAGTGCCTCGAAGCCCTCGAAGACCAAATCTCCCGCCTCGGCATCAACACCCTCTCCCAAACCAACCTCACTAACGCCGCCGCCGAATCCAAACGCCTGGATCGCATCGACTCCGACTCGATCATGGCCCTCATCTCCAGCGACCTCCAACGCGCCCTCAGCGAAATGCTGACCATCGCCGCCAAATACGCCGGCATCGAACCCCCCGAAGTCATCATCGAACAGGACTACGAAAACCGCCTCATCGACGGCAACCAAATAACCGCCTACCTCCAGCTCTACATGCAAAACGCCATTAGCCAAGAAACCCTCCTCGAAATCCTCAAAACCGGCGAAGTCCTCCCCACCACCCTCGACATCCCCCAAGAACTGGAACGCACCGAGGAACGCGCCGAATCCGACCTCGCCCTGGAACGCCTCAACGGCCCCGACTCCGCCTTCCAGGCGGCCGAAGGCCGCAACGCCGGCCAAGGCGAATCCCTCAACAGCCAAACCCTGCCCACCCCAATGCGCAGCGGCCGTGACGAATGACTAAAGACGAGGAATACATCCGGGCCCTCGCCCTCCTCATCCCCCGCGAGGAAGACCTCACCGACACCGAAGTCCGCCCCCTCCTCCTAGCCCTCGCCCTCCGCATACGCAACCTCATCCTCACCCTCCCCGAATCCCCCCTGGCACGCCAACTCCAATACCCCCGCCTCCGCACCACCCTCCTCCCCCAAATCCAAACCACTTCCACCCGCATCTACAACATCCTCCGCACCCACCTCTCCCCCGTGGAACGCTCCGCCACCACCACCGCCGCCACCCTCCTCGACACCCCTCCCCAACCCCCACGCCCCCTCCCCCAACTCGTCACCGACACCCGCATCCGCTTCCAATCCCTCCTGGCACTATTCGCCCCCCGCGGCACCCAAATCTCCGACTTCGCCACCCAACTCCTCCGCCTCCTCGACAAAACCATCCAAGCCGCCTTCTTCCGCAACGACCCCACCGCCGAAATCGCCGCCCGCATCGTCACCACCACCCGCCGCAACCGCCCCACCTTCACCAAAGGCACCGTCGCCAACGCCTGGCGCTCCCGCACCAAAGCCATCACCGCCGCCACCTTCTGGGCCATCGCCTTCGCCGCCCAACAACGCGCCGCCGCCATCTCCTCCACCCCCATCACCTCCTGGACCTGGAACGCCATCCTCGACCCCAAAACCTGCCCCATCTGCCGCCCCCTCAACAACACCACCGCCCCCACCCCTTCCGCCTTCCCCTCCGGCCCACCCCCAATCCACCCCTTCTGTCGCTGCGTTCTGATCCCGAACTACAGCGATTAGAGTTTGTGTAGTTTGCGCGAAGCGCATGACCTGCTGGATCCCCGGACCTTGGGTCCGCAAGAAACGTCCCACCGCCCCCCAAACCAATGCACCCCTCACGGGCGAACCTCCTGCTGGAGCGCATAAAGCAACGAAACGCAGAAAGCCCGACCCCGAACCCAGCGCTGCAACTTTTGCAGCAGAAACTAGAGCAACATATTGAACAGTTCACATCCACTTCTAAAGTGGTAATCTAGGAGGGTACAAGTTACCCCCGATTTCATGACTGAGCAGGTCATGGGTGTTCCTCCCGCGGAGGAGCAAGTTGAGCCGGTGGCTCAGCAACCCGCCCCCCAAAGCCCAGAAGATTCCTCCGGGCTCCGCCGCAAACTCGACCTTGTCCAACAGGACAACCAGAGCAAAGGCGAAGCCAACCGAAAGCTCAACGAGCGCATCGGCGAACTGGAGAAATCTCTCCGGGAAGTAGAGACCCGCTTCAAGTCCAACCAGCAGCAGCAACGCGCCGACCAAGGCGAGTTCAAGACGCTCTGGGAAGAAGCCAATGCCGACAACGCCCGCCTCCAACAACGCATCGTTGAGCTTGAAGCCGCGCTTCAAACCAAAGACCGCGAAGTAGCCGGCGAGCGCCTCCGAGCCACAGCCCTCCAGCAAATCAGCGCAGCCTCTGCCCTGGCACCTGAGCAACTGCTCGGCCTGCTGCAGCCCCAACTCCGCGAAAACAACGGCATCCCCGTTGTCATCGTGAACGGCATTGAACAACCCCTCGCCGCCTACCTCGGGAACCTGAAGAACCCCAACTCCGGCTGGGACCACCACTTCGCTCCCAACGGCGCCCGCGGCATGGGCTCCTCTCCCACAAACAACGTCCCACCTGGCACGGTGAACCCCTACAAAAGGGAAACCTTTAACTTCACCGACCAGCTGCGCCTTGAAGTCGAAAACCCTGAGCTGGCTCGTCTCCTCAAGAGCGATTCCTCTCGCGGGTAACCACCGGCAACCCCGCTACCCCCTCCCATGGCCGCCCCCTTCCAGAACTATTCCGACGGGACCTTCCTTACAGATCTCGTCACCCGCCCCGAATTCCTCAGCTACCTAGCCGAGGAGATCGTGGAGCGCTCCCCCTTCGTGCAGAGCGGCGTAATCACCCGCAACGCAGGCCTTGATGCCCGCGCAGGCGGCACCCGCGTCCGCGTCCCCTACTTCCAGCCCATCGACCCACTCGAAGAAATCATCGAGTCCAACGCCACCTGGGGCGAAGCCGGCGAAGGCTACCTGACTCCCAAGTCAATCACAGCCTCCGAGCAGGTCATGACCATCCTCCACCGTGGCTTCAGCTACGCCGTGGACGACCTCTCCAAACTCGGCACCGGCGCCGACCCAATGGCCGCCATCCGCGGCTACCTGGCCGCCTCGATCAACAAGCTGCGCACCGCCACCCTCCTAGCCCAACTAGAAGGAATCTTCGGCACAGCCCTGACCGACAACACCCTGGACATCAGCGGCGATGTTGACTACAACATCAGCGCAATGTCCGTCATCGCTGCCAAGGCAAAACTGGGCGAGCGCGGCGAATCGCTTAACGCGATCGCCATGCACCCGAACCAGTACTACTACCTGCAGCAGATCGGCATGCTGACCTTCACCGGCGGCAACATCGAATCCGGCGACGCCATCACCTGGGGCGCCGGCGGCACCAACGTCTCCAACGTTGGCGTAGCCACCTTCGCCGGTCTCCGCGTCATCAGCGACTCCCAGCTCCCCAAAGCAGGCGGTGTCTACACCTCCTACCTCTTCGGACCTGGCGCCGTCGCCGAAGGCGTCCAGCAGGAACTGCGCATCGAAGCCGAGCGCAACATCCTCTCCAAGCAAGACGTCATGGCAGTGGACTACCACTACGGCATGCACGTCAACGGCGTCACCTGGAACGACGCAACCGACAACCCCACCAACGCCGTCCTCGAGGATCCCACCAACTGGACCCTCAAGTACGACCCAGCGCTGATCCCCGTGGTTCAGCTCAAGTCCGGCACCCCGCTCGACCCGATTGCTTCGTAAGCCTCCGGCTTACTTCGCAATCAACAGCCCCGGCCTCACAGCTGGGGCTTTTTCTTTGCCTGCGGACCACGCGGGAATCTAGGCTACGAGACAAACACCCATGACAATCACAATCGACGCCACCGTAGGCGGCGTCAACTCCAACAGCTTCCTGACAGTCGCTGAAGGTGACGACATCGCCGGCTACGACTTCAACAACGAAGGCTGGATCATGGCAACCGGCGACGACAAAATTCGCGCCCTCGTCAGCTCCACCTCCCAACTCAACAATCTGCCCTGGGTCGGCACCCGCACCACCACAACCCAAGCCCTGGCTTGGCCCCGCACCGACGCCAACATCAACGGCCGCGAAATCCCCGACGACGAAATCCCCCGCGAAGTCAAACAAGCCACCTTCGACCTCGCCCTCGCCCTCCTCTACGAAGCCGAGGCTGGCGCGGACGCCGCCACCGCCGGCAACCTCATCCCCGGCATCCCCAACTCCGACCTCAAACGCGCCAAGCTCGACGTCCTCGAAATCGAGTGGCGCACCGAAGGCCTCCCCTCCAACCGCACCAGCAACTACAGCGCCCTCGTCACCCGCGCCCCCAGCCTGAGCACCGTCCTCTACGGCACCCTCAGCACCTTCGGCACCGGCGGTTCCGGCCTCCTCGTCGGCGTGGTACGCAGCTAACACCAACCCCCCTTAAACCATGTGCCCTATCCTGTGGTACATGGCAACAGCCGCACGACCAAAAACCGGCTACTTAGCCACCCCGCTTACACGCGACGAACAAAAGCGCGTGGGAAATTTGTACCGCCAGCACCAAGGCCTTATCAAACTGATGGGCCGCAAAATGTGCCGCAAATACCGCTACGTCGCCAACGAAGACCTCTTCAGTTGTATCGACATCGCCTTCATCAAAACCTGCCGCGCCTGGGACCCTGCCAAAGGCACCTTCTCCACCCTCCTCACCGTCTTCTGCGAAGGCGAAATCCGCCACTTCATCCGCGACCACAACTGGCTCATCAAAGCCCCTGGAACGATCCGCAGCATCGGCCAACGCGCCCGCTACATGATTAAGCGCGGCGACACCATGGCCAGCATCATGACCGAACTCAACATCACCGACACCAAACTCAAAGAAGCACTCGTAGCTACCAGCCCCACAGACCACGAAATCCGCGGCTTCGAACTCCACGTCTGCCCCCGCCCCACCCCCTGGGACGTCCTCGAAGCCGAGGAAAATGCCACCCCCGGCAACCTAGGTCTATAGGTCTCCTCCTTGTCATGGCAACTGGTGCTTTTTTCGCAGCTTTTAACTACAAGCTGTACGTGGAGCTGGGAACATCCTCCAGCACAATCCCAACCAGCGACGCCGGGATGACCCGCGTCCTGTCTCTGGACAACGCTGGCATCCAGGCCACCAGCGACAGCACCGCTGTCCTTGACTACGACTCCGAATTCGGCTTCCAGGCCAACCTGATCACGGGCCAGTCGTACACCATCCCCTGCTCGATGAACCTGGACGTCACCGACGCCGGCTACCAAACCCTCAAACAGGCCGCCCTCGAAGCCACCTCCGGCACCCTCGTCACTTGGTACCGCGAAACCCCCGTCACTGACGGCTCCGGCGACGACCCCGAGTACCACGCCGGCCTCGCCCAAGTCGGCTCCTTCTCCGAGGACATCGTCGCCGGCAACATCGCTAAAGTCAGCTTCGACCTCATCGGCTACGGCGCCTACGACTGGAACGCCCAAGCCCCCGGCAGCTGAGCGCTAACCCGCTCAACGAACAACCAAGAGGAGACCTGCCCCAGCCCCCACCTGGGGCTTTTTACTGGCCCGACAACTGCCGCCACTGCCTCAACACATACGGCTTAAAAGGCTGCTCCCTCAACGCCGGCGTAATCCAATCCCTTTCCTTCGCCGTGTAATTCCCCCTCTGCGACTGGACCGTATAACCACCCCTCAACACCGCCAGCGAATACGGCGCTGTCCACCGAATCGTCAGCATCCCGCCGCCCACCTCCGGAGTGCTCTGCGAATTCAACAGCTGGCCCGTATCCACAATGTCCCGCGGACTCCCCACCACCTGCCGGTTCTCCCGCCTCGTCACCACCTCATCCCCCTCATCATTCGTGTACACAAACTGATCCTTACTAATCTCCTCCTGCAGCTGGAACGAAATCAACGGCCCAAAATTCTCCAGTATCTGATCCACCCGCTTCTCTAACTTCGCCAGATCCCACGTAACCGTGGCACGGATGCGTGTCATCAGAACTTTCTCACCACCAACCGCACCTTCTGTCCCAGCGTGCTGGCCAGAATGGACCCAATAAGCCCACTTGACCCATAATTCATACGCAGCTCTAGCACCTCACAGGCCGCAGGAGCCTCAGCAGCAAACGTCAGTGTGCCCGTGGTGCCAATCACCACCCCCGCATCAAAAGCCACTGGATCGACCGCGTAGCCCTCGTACACGGTGTCCGTCACATCCACCCCCGGAAACAGCCGCACCCCCATCGACTGGGCCTTCAAAAACAGCTTCACCGTCACATCCCTCGTAGCCGGCAACACGTTCCCCGTAGCCGGATCCGTATAGGTCCCCGTCTTCGCCACCTGGAACGTAACCGTGGCGTTCATCACCGAGGACAGAGCCGATGCCATTTTGCCTACACCCCTTTACCCAAGGTTTCCGCCGGCAACCTCGGGTATAAGGGCACCGCACAGCAGTGGCAGACGAACTCGGCACAGCTGTACTCCGCCTAGAGCTGGACACATCAGGCCTCAAGGAAGCCCTCGCCAAAGCCAAGCAACAAGTCGAGCAAGAACTCGGCACCGCCACCACCGGCACCAGCCGCACCAGACGAACACCCCCCAGTACACGGGTAACAACCAAGGGTGGTGCGAGAGAATCCACCGATGCAGTTGAAAGAGCTAATCAACGTATAATCGGAGTACAAAATAGAATAAATGTACTTGAAGCAAAAGGTGTTGACATTAGCCAAGCTCGTGCGCGGCTATCTCAAGCTATTACCGCAAATAGTCAACGTAATTTCGGCACTGTAAGGCAGGTAACTTCACAACTATCCAACACCCTAAAAATTGAAGAAGGCAGGCTTCGCGTCAGCGAACTTCAAACGGCACAACTAAAACGCCAAGCAGCAGCAGAGAAAGCAGCTACAGGTACAGCAACACAAAAAGGTGGTGCAGAATCAATAACCGCTTTAACTGACGCACAAAAAAAGCGATTTAGGCTGGAGCAACAGATACGCAGCCTTGAAATAGCGGGTGTTAACACTACCAAGTTACGGGCCCAGCTAGGAGAAGCGACTACCGCCCAATCCCGCCGCCAGTTCGGCACTTTTAACCAAATAGCAGACTCTCTTAACTTTACCCTGCGCAAAGAGCGGGAAAAATTAAAAGTTATTCGGGATCAAAATACTGCTATTGAAAAGCAAGTAACAGAAGGTAAGCGCCTTGGCCGTCTTAATGCACAACCTGTAACCGGACGAACACCGACAGGACCCATTCCTGGTTCTCCCGCTGCAGTTCAAGCAGAAGCTCGTCAACAAGAAAAGCAAGCAGCTGAACAGCGCAGGCTATTAGCACAAAGACAACGTGAACAGCTTCAAGAAGGTTTGCGTATTGGGGCACTGAACGCTACTCCTGTTCGCGGGGGCGCAGCTTTTCCTGGTTCTCCCATTGCATTAGAAAAAGCCGGCGCAGCAGAGCGCAAATTAACCGCGCAGCGCGAAAGAGCAGCTAAAGCCACTGAACGAGTAGCATCAGCCGAGAAAAAACAACGCGCACAAGATATACAAGGACGCATAAGCTCCGGCTTAATCGGGGGCGCGTTTCCGCTGATGTTTGGGCAAGGAGGGGGCGCGTCTATAGGGGGTCTTCTTGGCGGTGTTGCGGGCGGAGGGCCTTTTGGTTTTGGAGCTTCTCTCGTTGGTACGCTGGTAGGCAGCCAAATTGATCTACTCAACCAACGTTTTGGGGATTTAGCTAAAGCACTCGAAGATCCACTAGCAAATTTTGACGCTTTTGTAGAAAAAGCTACTTTAGCTTCAAAAGCACAAGAGTCCTTAGTCAAAGCTCTCCAAGAAACAGGGCAAACCACAGCAGCCGCCGAACTGATACGCACTGAAGCATCCCGCACTATTGACCCAATCCAAGCTCAAGGAGCTGTCATAGCCCAAGATCAATTCAACCGCGCATTATCCGATACTCAAGATGTCTTAGGAGCTATTGTATCCGGCCCTGCCACAGGATTTCTAACGTTTCTTACCGGCGTACTAAGAACAACAAAAGAGGCAGCAACACAAGACCCCATAACAGCTTCTATTAAATCACAAGAAAAAGCAGCAAACTCAATAGGCCGCAATGTCGGAGGAATACTTGCAGGTGTCGGCTTAGCTGCAGGCGGTATATCCTCACTTATTGTAACCGGCGGCGCTAGTGCTCCTGTAGCCGCAGGTCTGATCGGTAGTGGCGTTAGCATGGCCGGTATTGGATTTGCGGGTGCTACTTCCTCTAACGCAGACTTAGCTGTAGCACAATCATCAGAGGTTCTTGGTTTTGAACTTAGAATAGCCGAGGCTAAACAGCGGCAATTAGGATTAGAAAAACAAATTTTAACAGCCACCAGTCAGGGCAAAGAAAATCTTGCCCAACAACTTTCTGTTCAAGCGCAATTTAATGCGTTACAAATTCAAGAGCAGCAAGAGTTAAGTAAAATTGAACAAGAGTTAGATAGAAATCTAGCTAACCCTTTTAGCGGTGCTTTTGGACCTGGTGCGGTCGAAGATATAGCTAAAGCTGGCGAACAGAAAAAACAGTTACGGCTAGCTATTGAACTAAGAAGAGACGCCCTGCTTGCTGCTGCCGCCGCAGCACAAACACAGTCAGTAAAAGGTTTAGCCGAAGCTAAACAACTACAAGGTGCTTACGGAGATCAACGCACAATACTAGAAGAGCAACTTAAAATAAAAAAAGCGATTGTTGCAGCGGATGAGGCACAAGGGCAGCTAAATAAACTAAGGCGCACACCGGGTGCTGATCCTAAAGAAATACGAGCAGCCGAAGCAGGCGTAAACGCTGCCATCAATACCAGAGAAATTGCTAACATAGAAGGCTTAGATAAAATACAGCGTGCTCAAGACAGCATTGCTTTAGCTACATTTAAGGAGTTCCAAACCCGCGAACAAATCAGCCGCAGCATCGGTAACACGCTCCAACTGCTTGGGACGGAGCAGGGCCAGTACCGCGACACCCTTGGAACGATCCAGCAGATCAGCGACACCATTGATGCTGCCCGCCGCAAGGAGGCTCAGATTGGCTTTCAGATCGACCAAGCCCGCGTAGGCGGCCGCGACGAAGAAGCCGCCCGCCTCGTCGACCAACAACGCACCGCCGCCCTCGAAACCCGCCAACGCTTTGTCGAAGGCGCTTTAGCACTCAAAGAAGCCGGCGAATCCGTCCGCGCCAACATAATCAGCGCCACCCAAAGCCTCCAAAACCTCAAACTGAGCAACCTCCGCTTCCTCTCCCCCGGCGAACAGCGCGAAACCCTAAACCAGCTTCAACGCGATTTTGTTGCCGCCACCCAAGAACGCGGCTTTACCCCGCGCATCACCGGCACCAGCGAACAAATCATCCAAGAAAAGCAAGCTTTCGTCGACTTCACTCGCCAAGAAACCCAACTCACCAAAGCCATCGACCAAGGCAACCTTGCCCTAATCAAAATCAACACCCGCCTAAGCACCCAATTCGAAAGCCTCGTCTCCACCATCCCCGGCCTAACCGAAGCCACAACCGCTCTCGTAGCGAAGAACTGGACCGTCTCGCTTAATGTGGTCAACAACGCCGACGGCTCCAAGACAATCAACTCAATCAACAGCCTGAGCTAATGACCCTCACACTCGGCGACTTCTCGTTTGGCACGCTGACGGCCCAGCCCTTCGGCTACGCCGAGACCGACGTGCAGGCAGGTCTCAGCGCCCGCAAGTGGCGCATCGCCGGCCTCTGCACCCCCTCCGAGTGGCAAGATCTGCTCCAGGTCTACAACGCCTGGCAAGGTGACCGCAAAGAAGACGAGGACTCCCTCGCCAGCGGCGTCATCGGCACCACGGTCCCCCTCACCGTCAACGCCAACGGCATCACCTGGACCAGTGTCGCCTGCTGGTTTATTGCCGCCCCCAGCGGCGAGCAAACCGGCCCCTACATCAGCGTCGACGCCGAAGTCGTCGATGCCATCCAAGCCCTCGAAGTCCTCCTCTACCAAGAAGAGAAAAACAAACAGCGCTCCGAAGCCCTCCTCCCCGACCTTGGCACGGTCACCATCGGCAGCACCGTCATCACCCTCCTGAAGCCGATGGAGACCTACGAAAACAATCCCCAAGTCGCCCTCACCGCCGCCGGCAACCACTACATCAGCGGCCCCCTCACCGCCTCCCGCATCCGAGACATCGAAGGCACCTGCTCCTCCGCCGGCTACACCGCCCTCCTTTCCTACTTTGAAGCCATCGTCCAAACCACCCCCGCCGCTGGCACGTACTACCCGGTCACTCCCCCCACCGCCACCGCCGAAGCCATCATCGACCTCGGCGTCAAAACCACCCGCTATACAGTGAGCCTGCGGCTCCTACAAATCTGATGACAGTCGACATCCGCGCCAGGATCATGTGTGACCTCGGCGAGGTCATCAGCGGCGGCTGGAGCGACGACCACGCCCAAGGCACCGGCCTCATTCGCACCCGCGGAGACGTCGTCCTCAAAGACCTCTACAACTACCCGCCTGGAACGCCAATCCGTCTGGCCTACTACAAAGATGGAAAAGCAGTCCGGTTTCCTCGCGCCTTACGAGTTCTCAGCTGTTTTGCTGACCCCTTCCGCCGTCAAACCACACTTCAGCTCGGCTGCCGCCTCACGTGGCTAGAAAACCTAACAGGTGCAACCAACGAAGATCGCTACGTCTACACCTGGGACGATTTAAGCAACAGCACTTTAGAATGTACTTATTTTGATAACGCTGTAATCTCTATATCAGCAGAGTACGTAGCCAAGGAATGTTTAACTAAATTACAAATACCGCACGGAAATTTAGGTCTTACTAATTATTACGCAAAAGAAAAATTTGACATTTCTTCTGGTTACGTTAACGTACTAAGTGAGTTACTGCAAGCAGAGTCTAAAGTAGGTTACCTTACTGCTTCCGAAACACTTATTGTATTAAACATTAACAACTTAAACCCTACCTACGCAAATATAGCAGGAAGCAAAATTATAGATTTATCTCCCGTCAATTCTGGAGAAGTTCCTGGTGATGCTGTTTCAGTGTCTTACAGCACAAAGCGTTTTATAGTTCCTCCAGAAGAACCAACAGAGGAAGAGCAGCAAAAGCGAAACTGGGAGCTAGACGTCACAACAGGTCCCCCGGAAAGACGCACAATCATCCCTCGCACAGGTCCTTCGTACGTAAGAACTTTTTTACCTGTTGTTGAAACCTCTACTATCTATGACAGCTTTGACCGAGTTGTGTCTAGAACCACCCAAAGAAGACAGCACATTGCAAGTGCCAACCCTAGCTATATCAAGTGGAGACTCGAAAACGGGTTTACGGACGAAGCTGACGGTGTTCTTTGGGATATCTACAGCCTTGAGCTAGAAACACACCTGTATAGATTCCCTGCTCACTTATTAAGCGAACCGGCAGAGCCACCTGGACCTGGCCAGTGTCGCCTTAAGTTCGGAGCTGATGAGCTTGTGTTTGATCCCGAACGTGACAACGAAAAAGTACAAGAAGTTAAGACTGTGTATGAATCAGAAATAGCAGTAGCAGGACGTGTAGGTTTTGAGGCTTACGGATGGGAAGTTCAAACAGGTGAAAACACCTTTGAACTCCGCACTTACGAACCGTCAAAATTTCCAAATATAGTAACTAGCACCGTAAACGTTATTTACGAAAAAGACTCAGCTTCGGGAATAACCAAAACAACAACAAGTACAGTTATGGCTGCAGTTGACAGCCCAGAAGGCAATCAAGGTGCAGCAGCCCAAGCCTTTGACGTAACAGACATTGCAGGGGCCTCTATAACAACAGCAAACGCCTCTGCCTTAGTAAACATGGGTAGCACAGTATCTACCCGCGTGGACCGTCTTTACGGCGTACAACGTCGTCCCAGTGCAGAGGAGCGAAAAAACTTAGACACCACAAAGCTGGAAGAAACCTCTGTGTCAAAAGTGGAGTTTATTTACGGAACAGAATCAGCAGAAAACGTAACGGACTACAGCCTGCCCTCTGCTCCTGATGATCGAGTTTCCCGCGCTTTGGGCTCGGCAACCGGATACAGGGTTACTCGCTCCGATGCGGAAGTAAAAGCCCGCAATTATGGAAGAGCACAACACAAACTAGCTTTCGGGCACCGCAACGGTTTTAGTATTCAGCTGTCACCTGTCGACATCCCACCTAATCCGCTAGACGGCCTCTCCATAGCAGGCGCGGGTAATCTCGTTGGTGCGTACCGCTGCAACGGTATTAGCTGGACCTTCGACAGCACCGGCATCATCTGTAATACCGATGCCCTGTTCTGGGGCGGAATAGGAATCCAACCATGACAACAGTATGCCCAATCCCCGACAGCGGCCCCTTCTGGTTTCCGACCCAGCCAGGGATCACGGTAGCTCCGCCCGCCCCACCCCTAGTCAGCAACGAGTACCCGGCACCAGCCGACAGCGTTGACGTTGACGACGACTTCGACCCCATAAACCCACCCTCTTCCTTCTGGTGCGAAGACTTACCGATCGACACCCCAGCAGTACCAGCAGAAGAATACGTTGCAGAAACTTTAATTCCCCCGTGGCGCGAAATCATAAATGAAGTTTTTGCTATCCGCAGCATCATCGAAGTAGTTACCACGTTCCCCAACATCCCCGCAATCCAACCTGTCACCCTCGTGGTGCGCACAAAAATCAGCGTTTTTGAGTTTTCTGCCCGCAATGTAATCTTAAGTACACGCACTGTGCTGGCGGTCGATAGAGGTGCAGTAGCAATCCGCGAAGACTTGACAGAGTGCTTCACGATTACTGGCTTGTTAATTGTTCCCTTTGTCATCGAGTCTCCTTAAACCATGCCTACCTTCATCGCCAACAGCACCTTCAGCCGCCAAGCGCTGCGCAACCTGTTTGAAAACCCAAATTCGTTTATGCCCGCTTGGGGATTAAACGTACCAGTGGATGAACCTGGCGACCGCTCCACGTGGACATGGGCAGCGAACTGGAGCCAGTACCGCGTGCCCGGCTTAGTTCACAGCATCGGCGACACCCTCATGTCGTTCAGCAGCGTCGGCCCCACAGCACCTGCCGTAATCGACACCCGCGATAGCTACACCCACCCCTCCCCTGGTGCGTACTACCAAGAAAGCCCCACGAGCAGCAGCAACGTCGGCACACGTATATTCAACAACACTGGAGCAGACGCCGACTTCACACACGTAGCCATTTTCATCCAGCAACCGAACCAGATTATTTCAGCTACAGCTGCAAATACGGACACTTACATGGTCGCCGTGGTCAAGATGGGAGAATCGGAAGAACCTATAACCCTCATCAACAACGACTTTATCTTTATCGACTGTATCCGTCTATCTATAGATTTCCCAGGCGCAATAAACACGTGCTACGCCAGCTTTCAAGACTTTGTAGACACCGACGAACTTGAATTTCTAGATGAAATAGATGAAACAGGGCTGTATACGGAACCTAAAGTTTATTCGTCTACAGGCGGGGTTCTTAATATGTACACCGCAAAAACACAGGCTTTCCCCTATTTACAGCAAGGGTACAGAAATCTGTTACTTAAAGGACCTGAGTATCCCAATGCTTCGCTCATCGCACAAGCACTCAACATAACCGGAGCAGAACCTGATTTTGAAACGGGTTGGGCAGGCTGGCAAACCTACCGCATTAACAGGTACAGCGTCGCAACTCTTCCCACAACTTACAAGTACGAAAACCACAACGCCTTTTACGACATCACTTTTATGGGAGTAACTGAAAGAATTTTCTGGGCGGGTCAAAGCATCTCAATGCAAAATCCCGTGGAGTTTGTTTTTGCGGCTCCCTCCGCAGGATCGTACACATACAATGCCATTGCTGTTTTTCTGAATCCCACCAACTTGTCACCTCTTCAGGGGGACACCATTACCTATCCCAACTTCGATAATTTTGTAGGTGTGATAAAACTGGACACTGCGATAACGGTAACGACAGGTAGTACTGCACGTGCCTACCCCTTTAATGTGCAGTTTATGCTCAATCCGAACACAGACTTTGAAGAGCTGTAGACTTACACTGCAGTTCTGCGCCCACTTCCCCGCCGCTTTTCCGTCATGGCCATCACCACCACGATCAGCCAAGCCGAGCTGGCACGCCTAGCAGCTGCGGCATACGAGGGGTTGCCCTACCGGATCTGCCTAGCCAATAACGCCACCGCCGGTCTGACCGCTAATAGCAGCCTCGCCGCCTGGGACGGCATCGAACTCAGCGGCAATGGCTACGCCCGCGTTGAGGGCTTCATCGAAAACGGCGCCTTCAACGAGACCAACCTGCGCTACCAGATGCCCCAGATCTCCTGTGAGTTCCAGGCCTCCGGTGGAACGCTGACCTACGACACCGTCTACACGGTGATCGACGACGGCTACGAGGAAACGCTCCACAGCATCATCGTCGAGTCACCGCCGATCGCTTTGGTCGACGGCGCCAGCATCATCTACCGCATCACGCTGGCCACTGACGACTGATGAGCACCCGAATAGACCTGAGCTTTACCGACGAGCGCTTGCTGCGAGATAGCAAGCGCCGCACCGCCGCGAACCAGCAAGCTCTCGACGACCGCACCCAAACCGCCAAAGATCAGCAGGCCGCCGAGCAAGCCGCCGAACAAGCCACCCCCGAGGAGCGCCCCAGCGGAGTCCCCGACCTCCGCCTGGAACGCCGCCCCTCCGCCCAACGCCGCAAGAAAGACTTCAAACTAGACCCCGTTATAATAAAAGTAACCCAAGGACCCGTACTAGGCGGGTTCACTTACACAGTCTTAACAGGTAGCAAAGGAACCATATTTGGTGTAACTCCCCTTACTGAACCGGGTCTACCATCTCTAAGTCAAGGTTTAATACCCGGACACGAGGAAGCCTTCCTCCAAGCGTGGATAAACAGAATAGCAGGCGTAGATCAAATTCAACTAGAACCCGTAGGAAATCCTAGTGTATTTTCAAATAAAACTTCTGAATCTTTAATAGACTTAGGTCCTGCACGACCTGTACCAAACGCAACTAATGTAGGTCTTGTAGGTGGAGGAATTAAAAAGTATTTTGGTACTCCTGTTAGGGATCGTTTAATTGCTTCTTTTGTAGCAAATAACATACTTAATTTAATTTTTTACCGTAGTTTTGTAGATGCTTATGAAGTAACATATACCGCAACCTACACAGTGCCGGTTGGCGGTGTACCAACTGTTCGTTTATTTGAAGAGAAATTTTTTGAGACAGCAAGAAAAACTACAGACTGTTTTGTCGTCACTGTAAATTTAGATACAGGTGCAAGCACAAAAAGCAGTTTTTTATTTCATGATTTTAACACTACTAGCATACTTAAATGCGCACATACTTGGCGTAATGTTTTGGCCGTGGGTTACGTTTTTTGGAGAGCAGCAACAGAAAACATTTTAACCGAAGAATTACTTACTTTTTTGTATGAAAATACTTACACACCGCAGTTTAACTTTACTCTACTGCCTGTATACACAGGGGAAACACAAACAGATTACACATACACTTTTACGGACAACGTGTTCGATGTCATACCACCTGCGGCGGAACCCTTTATTGACGCATTTCTACTGAATCCCGCTGTAAACGGACTTAACACTAAGCGGTATCACGGAACGACAAGTTTCTTACCTTACTTTAACCCTTTGTATGTACGGACGGCTGGCAGAATACAAGATACTTTTGGGTTTATAGATTACCCTCGCTGGGACGGCTACGACAGCAAAACAGGCATAAGAGTGATTTCCGCTGGTTCGACTGCTCAGCCCATAAGCAGCGACCTACTAGAAATATCAGAAACTACAAAACCTACAAACGTCGCAGACGTAAAACGATTAGGTTACCCATGGCCGCAATCTTTTAACACATACAACGCTGCTTCTGCATCGACCGTCAATGCAGCTGACATTTTTATTTTGGATAGCTTTTCAAACACAGACAAAGATAAAATTTTTGCTGCGCAAGCTCCAAAATTTATAGCAGTTTCAAAAGATTTGACAGCTCCTAACGTGCAACCTTTTAAGCAGCAATATGCTGTAAATGGGCCTAGGATAGTTTTTACAAAAATACCTACTACGCCCACTTCGTCACTAACCTCCACTCGTCTTATGTACCGGATTGTGTACCGATGACCTCTTCTCTACTTCCTGAAGCACTGGCGCTGCGAGCGGCTGCGAACCAGGCTGCGCTGGTACGCCGCCTTAATGCACGCAAGCTCATCTCTAGTACAGTACAGAAAACGCAGAGCCCTAAGTGACCAAGCTGCCTTTCGTCGTTGCGCCGCGCCAGGTTGAGCTGCGCCGCGTGGGCAACGACACTGCCGGTGTGCTGGAGATCCCGGTACTAGGCGGCATCACTGTCGGCGAGGCCGGTGTCACCTCCGAGCTACTCGCCATGGAGCAAAGCAGCTTTGTCGCTGGTGCGCGGATGGCCGACGCCATCGCCAAAGAAGAAGGCATCACCCTTACCGAGGCGTTCCACATCATCGAGTGCGCCGTCGGCGGCCGCGAACTGGAACCCAAGGCCGACGAGATTCGCACCAAGCACGCCGAGCGTATCGAGCAGGTTGCCCGCGTCTACACCAACGCCGGCCGCCGCAACATCGAGGCCACCGTCACCGCCCTCATCCGCTGCCGCCTCAACCTCCCCACCTGGAGCCTGGACGACACCCGCACCCTCCACGAATCCCTCTTCAACGATCTGCTTGCCCTGGTACGCGAAGAGCAGGACGCCGAAGACCTGCCCTCCCAGCCGATCACGGAAGACGAACTAAAAAAGCCGCAGCCGGAAGCTACGAGCGAACCGAAACGAACTGGGAAGAGATCTTCTACGACCTAGCCGCCGGTTTCCCCTCGCAGTTCCACCGGCACGACTTCGCCCTAACTCTCCGCGCCACGGTGCTCCGCGCCTGGCGCCAACTGCAGCGCATCCGCCGCGAAAACGCCGCCCTTTCCGAACTCCCCCAAGCCCAGCACATGGCGCTGCTGGCCAACATCAACCGCGACCCCAAGAAAAGCAAGGCCTTCAGCGCCACCGACTTCGCCATGTTCCAATCCAAGGAACGCGACGAGGCGACAGTCCCACCTGAAGTTGCAACTGTCGCCCTCGCCCTGCGTCACGAAGGTAAAGCCCCTCTCATCCTCCTAGCCGCCTGGCCCCAAATCCTCGCCAGCGCCTCCGAAGCTGGTACGCCCCCAGACATCCGCGCTTTCCACAGCGACGACAACGAGATCTGGATTCTCGCCCCCACTTGGGAAGGCCCCAACATTCGAGCGGGTCTCGTGGCCGTGGGACGCTACCTCGACGCCCCAGTCCGGGTCCGCGACCTAGACCGCCCCTTGATGACATACACCCTCCGGTTCCCGCAGCGCCCACTAGCGGGCTACCTCGAAGTAGGCCTGCTGCTGGTCTCGGAAAACTAGATGTATGGACATCCTCCAGCTGCGCACCGAACTCGAAACGCTGCTGGTTGACAGTCTCGGTGTGTACACCTTGCCTAATGGCAGCGAAACCAGCGCCGTCTCTGTCCGCGCCCTCGGCGAACGCATGACCCCAGGCACCACCGTCTCGGGCGTCGAACTCGTCTTGGTGCGCGACCCAGGCCTCAACCCCATCCGCCAGTACACCAACCAAGCCGCCCTCCGCACCTGGACCACCTACCTAGTGGACTGGGACAACAACACCGACCTAGAAGCCCTAGCCGCCAAGGTGATCGAGGTTTACCCCGGCACCGGTGTACGGACACTGTCCGTACCAGAGGGAGCTGGTCCGATGCACCAGCTCCAGCTGGACATCCAGACCAACCCCGCCCCAACCTCCGATTGCCCTGGAGCGTAAAACCATGAACCCCGGCACCTACAACATCCGCCCCCAACGTCGGGCCGACTTCCAGCTCAACCTGACCTTCAAGGACAGCGAAGGCGAAGTCATCAATCTCAGCCCCTACACCGTCTTGGCCCAAGTCTGGAACAAGTGCCGCACCACGAAATATGGCGACTTTTTCGTTGACGTAGCCGACGAGGCCGAAGGCAACGTGGTCCTCACCCTCGACTACATCTCCACCGAACTGCTTCCAGACGAGGCCTACTACGACGTAATGCTGATCAACGACAGCACCGGCCTCCGCCAGTACTACCTTGAAGGCATCGTCCGTCCCAGCGAGGGCTACACGGAACCCGAGGAAAGCTGATGGCTGACATCCTCATCAACGTCGAAAACCAGCAGTCCCAGGTCCAAGTCACCGAGGTCGCTGTCAACACCGTGGAGCTGCTGGTCCCCAGCGCCTCCGTCATCGAAGTCAACACCCCCGGCAAAACCGGAGCCACCGGCCCAGTAGGTCCCGCCGGTACAACTGGCGCTACCGGGCTTGTAGGTGCCACCGGCACCACTGGTGCGACTGGCTCCGCTGGAACTACGGGCGCCACCGGTATCACCGGCCCTCAAGGTTCCACTGGTACGACCGGACCCCAAGGCACAACAGGTGCCACTGGCCCCAGCGGTCTCCAAGGAACAACGGGTCCCCAAGGCTCCACAGGTATTCAGGGCCCCACTGGTGCAACCGGCATCCAAGGCACCACAGGTCCAACCGGCGCCAGCGGTCTGCAAGGCCCCACCGGCATCCAAGGTCTTCAAGGCTCCACTGGTGCGCAAGGCATAACAGGTGCCACAGGGCCCCAAGGCTCTACGGGTGTAGTTGGCCCGACTGGAATTACCGGCGCAACCGGCCCACGTGGTGCCACTGGTGCTTCCGGCATCATCGGCCAAAGCGGTGCCACCGGCCCCGTCGGTACTACAGGCCCCGTCGGTGCCACCGGTATTGCAGGCCCCACAGGTGCCAGTGGTCCCCAAGGCGTTCAAGGTATTCAAGGGGAAGCGGGCCTAGGCATCACCTTCAAAGGCCAAGTCGCAACCACTGGCAATCTGCCTGGTGCGGCAGACCAAGGCGACTCGTACATCGTCCAAGCGGACGACAGCTTCTGGGTCTACGACGAGACCGCAGGCTGGGTCAGTGGTGGTTCTATCCAGGGGCCCCAAGGTCCTTCCGGCGCAGTAGGCGCCACCGGTGCAATCGGTGCCACCGGCATCGCCGGCCCCACGGGCGCCACCGGAACCATAGGTTCCACAGGTGCAACCGGCCCCACTGGTCCGACAGGGACACTACTTACTTTTATAGGGCTGTGGGTTGAAAGCTCATACGTCAAAGACACGGTTGCTGTCAGCACCGTCGACAACAACACCTATATCAGCACTCAAACAACCGTAAACGTCTACACAGACCCGGCTAACGATCCCACCGAATGGGAACTGTATGCCTACAAAGGCGCCACCGGTGCCACAGGTGCCAGTGGTGTCGTGGGTGTTACCGGTGCCACAGGTGCCAGCGGTCTTGCAGGTGCCACAGGATCTATAGGTTCCACAGGAGCAACAGGCCCGCAGGGTGTTTCCTCCAGCATTTTTAACTACAAAACAGAGACCAGCATCACCAGTGGCAACCCTGGTGATGGAAAGCTTTTGTGGAACAACGCCACACAGATCAGCGCTACCAGTATCAATGTCAACCACCGCACGGTTGAAAACACCGACATTGACATTTTTCTGGCGCAAATCAAGGTTGGTGAGCGTTTCACAATCCAAGATCTTACTGCTAGCGCCAACTACCAGATATGGGAGGTCACCGCCACCTCAACTAACACCAACCCCGGCACCGCCAATAGCTACTGGATTTACCCGGTCACACTGATCTCTTCGGCTGGGACGGGCACCACTAATTTTGCCGATAACCACAGTGTTTTCCTTGCCATCACAAGTGGCATCCAAGGCGCCACCGGCGCCACCGGCCCCGCTGGTCCGACTGGTGCTAGCGGTGTTGCCGGTAGCTCAGGACCTACCGGTCCTGCGGGAGCCACTGGTATCGCGGGTCCTACTGGACCTCTTGGCACCACTGGTGCGACCGGTCCTCAAGGGGCGACAGGTGTAGGAAGTCAGTTCCCTGCTGCCGAAACCGAACAGGTCATCTCCGAAAACTACACGATCACAGCCGGGTTTAACGCAGTATCCGCTGGGCCAGTTGCAGTGGGGGCAACCTACACTGTTACTGTCCCGGCTGGCGCCGTCTGGGTGATCATCTAATGGCCTTTGGAAAAGTAAAAGTTGATCAGATCGAATCCAGCACTCAGGTGGTGGATGTTGATGACCTGCTAGAAGCTGCCGCCATTGGCGTCACGGTGCAGGGCTATGACACTGACCTAGCCGCTGTTGCGGCACTTTCTACCACCGGGCTTGTCAACCGCACTGGATCTGGTACGGCTGCCACCGTGACGGTTCCCAGTGGTGATCTGGTAGGCACCTCTGCTACGCAGACCCTGACTGCCAAGACCCTCACCGATCCAGCAATCATCGGCACGATCCTTGAGGACGTGTTCACCATCACCGATGGCGCTGCGTTTGAGGTGGACCCCGGTAATGGCAGCATCCAACTGATCACGCTTGGTGCCTCGCGCACACCGAAGGCTACTAACTTCGCGGCTGGTGAAGCCGTGACCCTGATGGTGGATGACGGCAGCGCTTATACGTTGACGTGGAGTGATGCCACTTGGGGCGCTAGCGGCGTTATCTGGAGAGGAGGCAGCGCACCAACGCTTGCAACAACTGGCTATAGCGTGATTCAATTCTGGAAAGTCAGCACCCAGGTGTATGGCGCATCTGTAGGAGATGTGGCATGAGGCACCCACACGGGCTAAGGGCAGTGGCTGCGGCTGCGGCGGCACCGGGGCAGCAAGAGTTCACCAATCAGGGATCTTTTACCTGGGTAGCCCCGCCAGGCGTTACGTCGGTGTCTGTTGTTTGCGTGGGTGGCGGCAGCACCGGCGGCGGCCCAAGTGGCGTGGGTGGCGGCGGTGGCGGCTTGAGATACACAAATAACATTACGGTTACGCCTGGGTCAAGTTATGCCGTCAGCGTAGGCGGCACTTCTGGGAGTAGCAGTTTTGCAAGCGCAGTCACTGCTACCGGAGGCTCAGGACAAACAGGAGGAGGTGGATCTGGCACTGGCGGCGGGAATGGCGGCCCCGGCGGCGTAATAGGAGAGCGTGGTGGTGGTGGTGGCGGTGGAGCTGGTGGCTATACCGGCAATGGTGGTGGTGGCGGATACGGCCAGGGGGAGCGTTCCACGCCGGGTGGTACTGGGGGGTCGGGCAGCGGCGGTGGTGGTGGTGGTGGTGGTGGTGGTGGGACTTCCTACCCCGATCGAGCTACAGGCGGCGGTGGTGGTGTTGGGATTTATGGGGCTGGCAGCAGCGGTGTCGGCGGTGGCGGCGGTGGCGGCGGTGGCGGCGGTAGCAGCGGCGGCTGGGGCGGCAGCGCTGGCGGCGGTAGCGGCGGCGGGGCATTTGGTGGTGGTGGTGGTGGTGGTGGTCTTTCAGCTGGCGGCGGCCCAGGTGCCATAGGCGCCGTTCGTATCATCTGGCCGGGGACTACCCGACAATTCCCATCTACTAACACAGGTAACCTCTGATGACTTTCTTTATTCAGTTGGAGGACGGCCAGCCCGTCGGCCACCCCATCGCTGAGCTCAACTTGCGGCAGCTCTACCCCAATACATCTTTCCCCCGGTTTTTCACCGCCGAGACAACAGAACCACTGGGTTACGGCATCTATGACTTTGCTAACCATCCCGAACTGGGACGATACGAAAAAGCTGTAGAGGTCGCTCCCGTACGTTCAGAAGTTGGCATCTGGCGTCAAACGTGGGAAGTGGTTGAGATGGATCAAGAGGAGAAGGACGCTGAAAACGAACGCAAATCCGCAGAGGTGCGTCAACAGCGCAATGCGCTACTTAGCGCCTGCGACTGGACCCAGCTTCCCGACTCCCCCGCTGACCACGAAGTCTGGGCTACATACCGCCAAGAGCTGCGTGATGTAACCGCACAGGAAGGCTTCCCATGGGATGTCACCTGGCCTGAAGCGCCCTAATGGCCGTCCGCAGTAAGACCGGCGTAAAGTAGCACTTTAGTCTTGTCCCTGGTGCGCCTACACCTCGTCGGAATCTTTCACACCCGCGCCACGGCTGAATACAGCCACTGCGCTTTTACCGGCAAGGCCCTGCGCTTCCCAAAAATGATGCAGGGCCAAGGCTACGAAGTCATTGAGTACAGCAACAGCGGCTCTACCGCTGGAGCGACCCAGCACGTCGAAATGCTGAGCGACGCGGAATTCGAGCGCCTTTACAGCTCCCGCTCCAGCACCGCTTTTTACGGCGACGACGCCTGCGTCGGCAGCGAAGGCCACACGCTCTTCGAGCGCAGACTGATCCCGGCGCTCCGCGAACGGCTGGAACCCCACGACATCATCTGCCACCCGTTCGGCCACGCGCACCAGCAGCTGATGGTGGAGTTCCCGCACCACCAGCACGTCGAGACCGGCATCGGCTACCCCACGTTGATGCCGAACAGCTTCCGCATCTTCGAGTCCTACGCCTGGATGCACCACCACCAAGGCCGCGAAAACCGCAACGGCGTCAACTACGAGTGGGTCGTCCCCAACTACTTCGACCTCGGCGACTGGCAGCCCAACTACCAACCAGGCACCTACCTCGCATTCCTGGGACGCATCTGCAGCATCAAAGGCATGGACACAATCCGCGCCATCGCAGATCACAGTCCTTGGCCCATCGTCCTCCACGGCCAAGGCGACCCAGCCCCCTGGAAACACCCCAACATCAAGTACCGCGGCCCGATCCACGGCAAAGAGCGCAGCGATTTCCTCCGCAACGCCCGCGCCTGCCTAATGCCCAGCGTGTTCACCGAACCCTTTGCCGGTGCCGGCGTCGAAGCCATGCTCTGTGGCACGCCCCTCATCGCAGTCAACTACGGCGCCTTCACCGAAACCATCCTGGAGGGCATCACCGGCTACCGCTGCCACACCCTCCAGGACTGGATCGACTCCATCCACCTCGCCGGTGACCTCAACCGCCACTCCATCGCCCACATCACCCGCAACCGCTACTCCCTCGCCACCTGTGGCGCCAAATACGACCGCATTTTCCAAACCCTCGCCGATCTTCACGGCTCCGGCTGGTACACCCTGCGGGAAAACTAGGTAGAGATACCCGCTCGGCCAAATGATCGAAATTTTGGCTGCCGTATGCGGGGCATCACTATCCTGGGCAGCGATGAGCACAATGGGACGATCCAGTCGCGCCCAAAGCCAACAAGATGCGGTGGTACGACTGACTTCTGCCGTTGAGCACATAGCAACGCAACTAGAAGTAATGCACCTCGACATGCGCGAAGAGCGAAAGGAAACCTTCGGCCGCCTTAACTCAGTCGAGCAGCGGGTCTCTAAATTGGAAGCCTCCCCTCGCATGTAACCGTGCAGCCCATCACTCTGGGCCCCACTCCCGAAGACTCTGCCCTGGAACGCTACGCCTCCCGCGTGGCCATCCTTATGCCCAGCTTCGGCACCTGTCCATTCCGCCTCGAAAACGAGCGCACCACCAAACACTGGTACGCCGCCCGCAACCTTTCCGTCTTCCTTGGCACGGACCAAGCCACCAGCGGCTTTTTCTCCCGCGCCCGCGCAATCAATACCGCCGCCCGCGCCGCATACCGCACCGGTCCAGAGCGCGACATTTACATCCTTGCGGACAACGACCTCATCCCCAGCGTCCCCCACCTAGTCGAAGCCCTCGCCGCCGCCAACTCCTACTCCGCCATCACCCCCCACCTAACCACCCTCCATACCAGCCACGCCGGCCGCGAACACCTCCTCAACGGCAACACCACCTTCCTGTACCGCCCCAAGGAAAGCGGCAGCAAGTCCTACGTTGTAATCCGCCGCGAAGTCTTCGCCCACATCAACGGCATGGACGAACTCTTTGAGGGCTGGGGCCCCGAAGACAAAGCCTTCCTCCTCAACATCCATCACCAGCTTGGCAACGTCCTGGAACTCGACGGCGCCCGCACCCACCTCTGGCACCCCGGCGATCGCAGCAAAGCCAACCGCACCCAACTCATGCACAACCGTAACCGCTGCAAGCAATACGAACAAGCCAATCAACCCACAGCTACCCTGTTAGCCAAGGAATACGGGCACTGGCTGGAACGTGATCAATAACGAAATCGCCCTCCGCAACACCTACGACATGCTCGCACTGCTCAACAGCGGCGGCTGCATGTCTTGGGTGCAGGACGGCACTCTGCTCGGCCTGGTACGCGACGGTCACGTCATGCGCTGGGACCACGACACCGACATCGGCCTGTGGACCCCCACCTGGAAACCCGCATGCTGGAACTGGCTCGAAAACGCCGGCTTCACATCCCACTCCGTTCTAGGCACCCAACAATCCGGCTGGCAACAACGCTGGACCCGCAACGGCGTCAAGACCGACATCTTCTTCTACTACACAGACGACGCCGGCAACTATTGGCACTCCGCCTACCTCCGCAACACCGTCGAATACCGCTTCACCTACGCCCCCTTCAAGCTCACCACCATCGACACCACCACTGGTTCGATGCCCGCTCCAGACCCACCCGAACACTTCCTCGAAACCAAATACGGCCCCGACTGGCGCACCCCCAAACGCCGATGGCACTTCGCCACTAGCCCCCTCAACAGCACCAAGGTCCAATGAAAATCGGCTTCACCGTCGGCGTCTTCGACCTCTTCCACGCCGGCCACTTCAATCTCCTGGAACGCTGCCACGACTACTGCGACTACCTGATCGTCGGTGTCATGAACGACTACTGGGTCCGCGTGCAGAAAGGCCACGAGCGCCCCAGCGAAAGTGAGCAAACCCGCCTCCTCGCCGTCCGCACCCACCCCGCCACCGCCAAGACTTTCCTACTCGACACCCTCGACATGACCCCCTACCTCCAAATCGCCGACATCTGGCTCCTTGGAGCGAACCAGCGCAACATGCGCCCCTTCGACCCAGCCATCCCTCAAATCCGCATCCCTGAAACCCCCGGCATCAGCACCACCCTTCTACTGTCACAGCCTGCAGGGCAACTTAGGTAACCTGCCACCACTTCGGACGGCAGCAACAGGTGCAGATGACGACCTCACCCAACGAACGCAGCTATCTCCTCCGCTGCCTAGTGGGCTTACTAGCAACAGGCATCATCATCAGTAGCATTGACCTAGCAGCTTGCCGCGTTCGCACACCATCTGCCTGTGACGCGCAATCCAGCGCAATCAGTGCAGCGGTTGGTGCAGCCGCCGGCTGGATCGGTGGTCTCCTTGTTCCAACTAAACCCTAACGATCATGCCAGCACCAGCCGCCGCTATCTTGCCCATCCTCACCGTTGCACTCAACTGGAACGCACTGGATACCACGCAACGTGGGTATTCAACGTTCGCGCTTGATACCAACAGGAACGGAAGCATCGTCAAGATCCAAGCCAATGCACCAAGCAGTCATCTCATGGGACTAGAGATGCGCACTACCCCGCAACGCAAGCGGGACGAGATGCAAGCTATAGGCCAAACAAAAGCTAAGATCCTTGGCTTCCACCTTGATCGCGGCATCTTCACCTCCTGGCGATTCATTGGTTCCACTGGACCTGACACGCTGACATTTGGCTCACAAGGCGTCATCATCAGCAAACGCGCTACCGGATCAGTTGACTTCGGTAAAGACAACGCACCTGATGTTTTTACTTTTACAAATAAAATCGACGTAGCCAAGTGCTCCGAAAAGCATGGCATCCAATGCCATCCACTTAATCACCTTCAGCAGGTAACGATCAAGAACTTTGGCCCTGAGGACATCATTGATCTGCAAGGCCGCAAGTACAGATACAGTGATGTTAAAGGTGGGGCGTTACCTGACGTACCCATCCAACGCCTCCGTGTGGAGCTTCTGAAATGACCAGCATCTTCCGCACCATCGCCCTTGAGATCAGCCGTGCGCTGCTCAAGCTTGCGGTGGATCGCGCACTCCGCCGGGAGTTGCCAGCGATCTTCGCCAAGCTTGATGTGGAGTTGCCTTCTATGTTGTTGGTAGATCACGCCAAGCCGCTTGAGGTACAGGCAGTGATTACTGATGTCATCGAAGAAAAGCTTGGCCGTACTGCTACTGCCACGCAGGTCAGCACCATCCTGGGTCTCTACGATCCTGTTAAGGCAGCTATCCGCAACCTCAAGCGATGAGTCAGATTAAACCCAGCGACCTATTCCGCTATTACCGCCAAGGTACGCCGCACCAGATGGCGGCGGTTGTTGAATTAGAAGCTGAGTTATTAAAGCGCGTGCCTGATCTCTTTAATAGGGATCAGCCGTGGTTTAGGACGTGGAGCCAGGCCGGCAAACAGCCCGATCCCATCTACCTCGAACCAGCGCTTCGCATCATTAAAGAGTTTGAGGGGTGCCACCTAGTCGCATACGCTGACCCCGTTGGCATCTGGACCATCGGCTGGGGCAATACCCAAATCGACGGGCGTCCCGTCAGGCAAGGCGACAAGATCAGCCAGGTCACTGCTGACACCATGCTCCGCGACAACGTGGAACGCTTTGCCGACCAGCTCTACACCCTCATCCCTGCGGCCAAAAACTACGGTGGCAACCAGCAAGCTGCACTACTCAGCTGGCTATACAACGTCGGCCCTGGAGCTGTCGGTGAGTCCAGCCTGCGCCGCCGCCTTAACGCAGGTGAAAGCGGAACAGTCGTCATCCCGCAAGAATTGCCCAAGTGGGATAAAGCCAACGGCAAAACTCTTCTCGGCCTAACTCGCCGCCGCGCTGCCGAAATCTCCCTCTTCACTGGAACGCAGACCTCCAAACCCGCCCCCCGCTTCAACCCCGCCGCCCCCCTCACCACCAAGATCACCCCCCACATCACCTACGGCGAACTTTGCCTCAACGAAAATCACCGCCGTTTCACCAACCAAGGTCAATGCGACATCGCCACCGAACTTTGCACCTTTATCGAGAAAGCCCGCGCACACTTCGGTAACAAACCAGTCGTCATCACCAGCGCTCATCGGCCACCAGCAGTGAACCAAGCAGTCGGAGGTGCCAGCAATAGCGAGCATCTTTTCAAACCAAGTTGCGGGGCGATCGACTGGTACATCCAAGGCGTACCCGTAAAAACAGTCCAGGACTGGTGCGTCAACAACTGGCCGTACAGCACAGGCCTCGGCGCCCCCAAAGGCTTCATCCACACAGGCATCAGAGTAGGTCGTCCAAAAATCGCCTGGAACTACTGATGCCAAGCCTTCTCGTAGTGATTGCAAACTACGACTTCTCCGAAAACGCTGACACCCTCAAGCGTAAGCTCAGCCCCAACTTTCCCGTGGTTCTAATTGACGCCACCTCGCCGCGTCCCCCCAAAACCACAGACATCTCGATCCCCAACACCTACTACCCAGGCCTCTGGAACGAAGCAGTCTCCCAAGCCATCACCGGCAACTACGACTGGCTTTTCTTCATCGCCTCCGACGTGCGAGTTTCTGACACTTCCAACCTCTGCAAATCCCTGGAACGCGCCACCGGTTACGACCAGCTAGGCGTGTGGACTCCCTCCCTCCAAAAACAATCCCGCTGCGAAGCCAAACTCGCCTTCAACAAAAACACTGATGCCATGCGCGGCTGCGGCTACGTCGAAGGCTTCTGTTTCCTAGCCCGCACCAGCATTGTCAAACAGCAGCACCCCATCCCCGCTTGGAATAAAAGCGGCTGGGGCGTTGATGTCGTCACCTCCTTCCTCGCCAAGGAACAGGACTACTGGGTCGCCGTTGACGATCGCGTCCAGATCTACCACCCCCGCGCCCGCACCAACCACCGCATAGACAAAACACCCGCCTTAGAGGATTACGCAAAATATCGCCACGACTGGGGTATAGACGACGAAAAGCTCCATAGACTCTTCACAGCCGACTCCCACACCGTCTATATGTCCACCACCAGAAGCCTCGACCTCGGCTGTGGAACGCGCCCCCACAACCCATTCGGCGCCACCGAACTACATGGCATCGACATCCGCAGTATTCGCAACGAGCAGTTGACGGTCAAGGCCGCCGACCTAACCCTCGAACCAATCCCATACCCCGCCAACCACTTCGACTACATCACCGCCTACGACTTCATCGAGCACATCCCCCGCATCATCTACACCCCCAAACGCCGCTTCCCCTTCATCGAACTGATGAACGAGATCTGGCGCTGCCTCAAACCCGGCGGCATCCTCGTCTCCCACACCCCCGCCTACCCCAACGGCGAAGCCTTCCAAGACCCCACCCACGTCAACATCATCACCGAAAACACCTTTCCCTGCTATTTCAGCAACGACCTCTGGGCCAAAATGTACGGCTTCACCGGCCGCTTTGAAATAGAAACCCAAGACTGGGACGGCCCCCACCTCCACACCCGCCTCCGCGCCACCAAGTAATGCCACCCCCGACGCTAATCGGCATCGGCATGGTCAAAAACGAAGCCGACATCATCGAAGCCTTTGTCCGCCACAACCTCCACTACCTCGACGAACTCTGGCTCCTCGAAAACAACAGCCTCGACTCCACCCCCCACCACCTGGCACGCCTCACCGAAGAAGGCCTCCCCCTCCGCACCATCCCAGACCCCACCTTCACCTACAACCAAAGCGCCAAAATAACCGCCCTCTACAAACAAGTCCTCCTGGAACGTCACCCCACTTACATCATCCCGCTCGACGCCGACGAATTCATACAATCCCCCAGCCGCGAAACACTCCACAAAACTCTTTCTGTTATCCGCCCAAACCAAGTAGGCCACTGGCTCTGGCGCACCTGCGTTCCAGCGGACACAAACTCCCTTCACATCCCCACACGCTTTGCCCTGGCACGTAAACACGAAGCCTTGCGCCACGGCAAAATCGTCATCCGCTGCCCCAACAGCGACCCCACCGCAACCATCGCCCAGGGCTACCACGCCCTAACCCGCAACACCAAAAAAGTCCGCACCATCCCTCTACCTAGTGCGCACCTCGCCCACATCCCCATTCGCAGCAGCCAGCAACTCGCACAAAAAGCCATCCTCGGCTGGATGGCCAACGTCGCCCACTTCAAAACCACTACCCCCGCCTGCGGCTTCCACTGGGGCGACCTCTACAACCGCGCCCTCGACCTAAGCGACACCGACTTGCTGCACGAGGCCTACAACTACAGCGAGCGCCCCGGCACCACAGCCCACGACCTCATGCCAGCCGCCCTACACCTCCACGGACCAGGGCAACTTGAATCCGCTGGAACGCTCGACCACAAACAACTCCTCCATTTGGTCTGCAGAAGCTGGGAAACCAGCCTCCTAAGCCAGTAACAGGTAGCGCTTCATTTTTCGCTGCGCCTGATCCACCACTTGTCTTGCCCGTTCCCTACTTACCCCAATAGTTTTCCCCAGCTCAACAAAAGTCTCTTCAGGTCTGCCGTGGAGCCCCCACCTGCGCTGCACAAAATCCCGCTCTTTAGGTGTCAGCACACCTAAGGCCGACTCCAGCGCAACCAGCGTTTCCTGCATTTCTGTATGCTCCATCGCCACCGTCCCATCGGGATCTCGTGGATCGCTAATCATTTCCACGATCGCACTCCCTTCCCCGGCCATCATCAGAGCATCCAAGGAAGTCACATACTTACCCCGGTCCAAATACATCCTGACTTCCTCCACCGGCAAATCAAAAGCCGTAGCCATCTCCTCAGTAGTGGGCATCCGCCTCAACTCCTGACTCAGCTCCCTCACCTTCTTATTCCAGTTGCTCGCCATGTCCGATACCTTCCCAGGCAACCGGATCGACCTTTCCTTTGCCGCAATTCCTCGAATCATTGCCTGCCGAATCCACCAATAGGCATAGGTCGAAAACTTGTAGCCCCTACTCGGATCAAACTTTCGCACCGCCGTCATCAACCCGATATTCCCCTCCTGCACCAAGTCCATCAAATCCATGTGCTCCAGCACCCCGACATACTTTTTCGACGCTGACACCACCAACCTCAAATTCGACTGCACAAACCGCTGCAACGCCCGCTCCCCCACGCGCACCTCTTTGAGCTGCTGGGGCGTCAACTCAATCCCCTCTCCTTGGAGCGCAATCATCCGCTGCACCTTCCGCCCCAGGTCAATCTCCTGCTCCGGAGTCAGCAAAGGCACCGTGCCAATGCTGTTCAAGTAAGTATCAATCCCTGTCCGTGCCATTGTGGTTGTGTAGTTTTGTTAACAGTTCGGCGCCCCCATTAAAGGAGCACTGGAGCGCAGCAGCGCGAAGTGCCGCCTCCATGCGCTCCTCCGCGTGGAGCGTCTTACCAGCCAAGCGATGATCCCAGTAGGCATCCATCGCCACGCGAATAATGTCGCGGCTCATGCCGCCACTTTGCTTGGCATCACAGTGAGGTCGCCATTGTAGTTACCAGTCACCGCGTAGCTCAGGTCCGGCACCTGGGACATCCGACTAAACACCATCTGCCCAATCCGCATCCCAGGCCACAACGGAATCGGGTGGAACTTCCGTAGCGAATGAAGCTCCATCGTCAGCCGACTGTGATTCCACCCTGGATCGCAAAATCCGCAGAGACTATGGCTGATCCCAGACCGCCCCCGGCTGCTTTTCAAGATGAACTGGGCCGCCAAATCCTCCGGCAGGTGGAACACCTCAACCGTCTCTGCCAGCACAAACTCGCCCGGCTTCAACAGGTACGGATGCTCCTTACACCGATCCGCAATCCCAAATCGCTGCAACTCCAAATCGTGGGGCGTCTCCACCATCAGCTGGCTTCCCAGCCTCACGTCCAGCGAAGCGGGCCCCACCAGTTTTGGATCAAAAGGATCCACCATCCCGGCCCGGCAATAGGCCGCGATCTCGACATCACTCAAAATCATGTCAATCGTTGGTTGCAGAGGGCTTTTCGTATTCGCGGAACAGCTCCGCCAGCGCCAGCACGTGGGACGCAAACGCCACCATGTTGCTCGCGTTCTGTTTGTTAATCGGTGCCCGCGGAAACGAATCCGCCCACCACTCCTGGAGCGCCAGCTCAATCTGCACGTCAGTCATCACAGCGCCGGCTCCTCATTAAGGCTTGCGGCTTTCTCGTTCACCGCGGCCCACTCCTGATAAAGCCCCGTGTAAGTGCTGTGGAACGGATGGTCTGCCCGGTCCCGTCCAGCACTTCTGTACAACTGCTCCAAGAACTCGTACTTGGCTTGCTCTTGGCTTGGATGGCAGTCCTTCATACTCGGGCACCTTTGTAAGCGTTCCAGCTTGGCGGATAGTCAACCTCTTCGGCGACGTGTATCCACGCAGCTTCCTTAAAGAATTGTGTCGCCAGCCGCGCCACCTGCGCAGCCTTCTCATGCGTCACCCACGACCCAGCATCCTCCACTTGGTCCGTAAGCAAAATACCAGCCTCCACCGAGGCATAGCTTGCAGCAATCCAACGATCCCCAACCTTGACCGAGTAGCGCGTCACCGCTGCCACCTTCAAACAACGAGACTACCCTAATAGAGGAGAAGCCCTTTTAACCGTTTCTGTAACAATCCACAAGTGAGTCTCATGAGTCCAACTCCTTGGAACGCATGCGACCTTGCACTCTCCGTCGTACCGACTCAGCCCACAACGCGGCATCTGCTTTTTCCGCCGCCTTGTACTCAGATGAGGGCAACGCTGCCTGTAACCCCTGGTAAATCAACTCCCGAATCAGCACTGTAACTTTTTTACCCTGCTCTCCTGCCATCCGCTCCAGCAGCGTGTATCGGTTCACATCCAACAGCAACTGGCAGTACCACTTGTGGCCTTGGCGAACGGGCATAAACCTGGAACGATCTCACCGTTAGTCTAACAGGAGAACGCTACCCTGTTAGCTCATCACCAGCGCACATCCTCATCCACCTGCTTCTTCCACGCCCCAGCCTGAGCCCTTCTAGCGGAACCCCGTTGCTTGGCACACCCCTTCCTGACGTCCCAGGCCCACTCAAGAAACATGGCTGCCCGCTGCAGATCCGCGGTGTTAGCCCGCTGGATCGCCTCAGACAGCCGCCGCATCACAATTTGCCTCCCGGTTTGGCTTTGCATAGACTGGTCTTCACCAAAGCGGGGCTAGGGCTATGCAGAAAAACTATAAGGCTCTAGCCACAGCAATCGAACGGTACGCCCGCCAAAACATCCCCGAACGCGCCAAGGCCTTCGGGGAATTCATGTACCACGCCGAACTACTCCGCAAAGGCCACTTCAACATTCACCGCCAAGACCTGACCTTCCTGTCCTCCAAGTACCAAAAGATCATCGAAGAACTCCGCGTGGACCGCAGTTAATCGGTCGCCTCCCACTGCTGAGCTTTATTGACACGAACCACTTGGTAGTTCGGGTAAAACTCGAAGGCGCTATACAAAACCTGCTTGGCGGTGTCGCCCACAAACGACACCGATTCCACCATCCCATCCTTGGAGCGCATCGTCACCACGTAGACGTCCGTCATTTCGCCGTATCCCAGCTGTCACCTATACCGGCTTCCGCCAGCGCTGGTACGTCCCCAAGCCATTCACGCTCAGCATCTTGCATGGTGGCCGTAAGGATCTCAGCCCACTCCTCGGCCTTGTCCTCCCGAACCAGCACGATGCACTCGTCATGCACCACGCCCGCAAGCTTCACCACGTCTTCCGTCGCCTTGTACAACTTCGGCCATAGCTTCCCCAACGCCCGCTTCATAACCGCCGCCCCAGCCCCTTGAATCGGCGTGTTGCACCGAGTAGTCAGCTTGTTCTGTTCCCCCGGCAAAAAGCGCCGCAGATTCGAGTTGCGAATCCACACCGCAGCATTGCTCCCACTGGAACGATTCGCCGCATCCGCCGCCTGCCGCTGCCACTTGTGAATCCCGATGTAAGCCACGTGGAACTTGTCGCGGATCACCCCCGCCTCCTCCATGCTCATCTGAATCCCAGTAGCTCCAGCATAGTTTCGCAACCCTCTAGCACCAGAGCCAAACAGAAGCCCAAAATTCGCACTCTTTGCAATCTGCCGCTGCTCCTTGGTGACCTCGTCCTCACCCACCCCGTAAATCTGCATCGCAGTCAGGGTATGCAGGTCCTTGTCCTCCTGGAACGCCCGGATCATTAGCTCGTCCTGCGCTTCAGCCGCAGCCAAGCGCAACTCCATCTGTGCGTAGTCCGCCACCACCAGCTTCCACCCCTGGGGCGCATGCACACAAGCACGAAACCGCTGATCCCGCGGCACCTGCTGCAAGTTGGGACTCATGCAACTCATCCGGCCCGTGTCCGCCCCCATCTGCAGGTAGCTGGCCCGAATAAACCCATCGCTGCAGTGAAACTTCAGCAGCGACTCAACCATCTGCCGCCGCTTCTCCACCCGCTTCCACGACAGGTACTTAGAAATGATCGGGTGGTCCGCAGCGTATTCCCGCAGCGCCGCCTTACTGGCACTCGGCTTCCCGTCAGGCCCCACCGGCACCTCCCCAAGCAACGTCGTAAACATCGCCTTGAGCTGGTGCGGCGAGTTGATATTGAACCCCGCCGGCTTTTTATTACCAGCCCGCACAGACCCCTCCGCCTTATCCCTCAAGTTGAGCGAGCCATCAGGATCCCGCGGCAGCTTCCCATTCACAGGCAGCGCCTCATCCAGCTCCACAATGAACTGCTCCCCCAACCGCTGATTATCGCCCTCCAGCTCATCCCGCAACTCCTCCAGCATCTGCTTGTCAAACGGCAGCCCAGTCCGCCACAACTGCGCCATCGCAGGCAACGCCGCACACTCCAGATACCAAGCCGTATGCAACCCCCCATCCGCCATCCGATGTTGGATCGGCTGGTACAACTCACTCAACAACTCCACGTCGTAAGCCGCGTACTCAATCTGCTCCGCCCTCAGCTCTGGCACACTCCAGTCACTGCGCTGCTCCTCCTTACTGATCTCCTTCCCCAAATACCGCTTGACCACCGGCTGCAGACCGTTCTTGATGTTGGGCAGCCCATTGGTCAGCACCCTGCTGGCGAGCATCGTGCAGAGCACCCGCCCCTTGGGATAAATGCAGTGCTCCTGCAACCACCCCAAATCAAAGACAGCGTTGTGGGCCACCCACTCCCGCTCCACATCGAAAAACTCCTCCAGCACCACCCAGTCGTCACCCTTGAAATCCCAGCAATCAAGCACCACCGGCGGCGCCTGGAACGTAGCCAACTGCAACAACCGCAGCCCCCCAAAAACCGGCTGCAGCCCCGTCGTCTCACAGTCAAAGAAAATAGTCTCCGCCTCGCACAGCGACGGCAGATACTTCAGACCCTTCAAGTAACTCATGTGCTTGGTGTAGCGAATAGTGGTTTAAGTAAACAATCTGCACGTAAGCCTTACTTAACTTCGTGCAATCCTTCTGGAATACAAAGCTTAGCGATGTACCAATCAGCCTTGAGCAGCGACTCGTCGCCCCCCTTGTGCCGCTCGCGCCAGATGTATTTAAGGGCATTACCTTTGCAGTAGCCCCTAAACTCTTCCTCAGTCAAAGCAGCGCGAATCGCATCAATACATTCGATCCCGCCCTGCCTGTAGTGGGGCGGAAAGTTAACAAGATCACCAGTCACGGCTAACCACCTCCCAGGTGTCAATACGTTCAGAGATCAACCTAGCCATCTCCTTGTCTGTCGCTGGGACGGTGTCGTCATCACAAAAGAGGAAGGAGCCTCGGCACAAGGCAGGCCCCCACTCAGGCGGATCAAGTTCACTCTGCTGGCGCGTAAGCACGACACCATCAACCAAAGCCTCGACAACAAGACGGTCCCCATCAAAACAAAGATCGCGGATTTCAATAATGTCACTCATTGTGTTACCTCATTAAGCACGACAAAGTTGGCTTTGAGCTGCTCCTCTGTGGAATCCATCCAGGCATCCCAGCTTGAGTTCAAAAACTCTTCCAGCTCCATCAATACCTGGAGCTGGCGCTTTTCGTATTCGCACGGCCAAGCTTTTTCATCTGCAACTGCAATTCTTTGCTCCAGCACTAACGCCGCATAACGCGCAGCGAAGTACCAGGGGCTGAGCTTTTCGTTGGGCAGGCTGGTGTGGGTAGCCATGAACCTCGTGTGTTGGACCTGCTTACACTAACAGCCTAGTACCGCTTTGCATAGCGGGGCCGTTACATCGCTTAACAACCCCTAGGTGCAGCTGCGCCAGGTGTAGGAGGCGCTGGTTTTGGTGGGGTGGTCAAGGGCCTCGTGGATGCACTTGGGGGTGACGTAGACGGCGCGGGCTGCTGCGCTAAGCGAGGGGTAGGTGATGCCGGTTTCTACGCAGAGCACCGGGCGGCGCTGCTGGTGCTTAGGTAGCTCCAGCTCGGCGATCTTGGTGGCGAGCTTGGTGTCGTCGAAGAGCTGGGTGAGGTTGGAGATGGGTAGACCGCCGAAGAGGTGGGGGTGGGTGCCTGCTAGACGGCGAAGGTCGCAACGTTTGAAGTAGTAGCGGTGACCCTTGGTTTCACCGAAGCGCTTGCCAGGCAGCAGCCCATTGCGCATCCACGTCTGCACAGCCTCGTAGCTGATCTCCATAAGCTGGCAGATCAAGCCGGCATTCACCCAGCGGCCGATAGCAGCGCGTTGTAAACCCAAGTCGTTGCACTTACGGCGCAGAGCGGTGGCGGTGCGGCGGGGGTAACCGTGCTGGCGAACAGTGTTCCAGTAGACCTGAGGCAACACCGGCCATGGCACGTCCCCAGCCAACAGCTCCAAGGTGTCAAGCTCGTCGGTGGTCCAGACTTTCCCGCCCATCAGCGATTCCAGTGCCGAATAACGCCGGCCACGATAAAGGTGTTGGTCAGCAGGTAGCT